AACTGCTATACCTATTGGAGCAGTAACCATATATTTCTCGTTTTCTGTTATGTCATCAAACGCTGCATCGTTTTCCATTTCTTGGTTTACGTGGTCTGATACCTGAGCATACATCTGAGCAGTACGTTGCGCCCAACCTACAGGACCTGCTCCTCCAATCATTGCAGGTAGAGATTCAGCAAGACCAAGAATAGCACCACCCCAAAATTTTTGTTGCTGCATTTCTCGCCATTGCTGCGTTGTACTTTTATCTCCTAAGACTTCTGTTAATCCTTTTCGTGTAGCATCCATCATACCCATATCTGTATCGGTATGTGCTGCCGTATAAGAGTATGGATTTCTGTATTGCTTTTTACCAAACTTTACTTGCTTTCTAAAGTTATCTGTTACTTTACCATCAATCTTATCATACTCATCTGAAGGTGTATTTTCAATTAATTCATCTGCAGTCATAGCTTGATATCCATCAGGCAATTCAATATCCATATCGCCTGCAACCTTTATGAATTCATTTTTATAATCGTATGGACTTGCTCCTGAATAAGGCAATGCAGCAGTTAAAGCATCAGTCATAAGTCCTGTAGCGGTTGTACTAAAAGCCGATGCCCCTTTCAACATACTATTCCAAATACCACCACTCCAAGTTCCTTGCTGAGACCTCATCTCGCTATACTTGCCTGCTATCTTATCAAGTTCACGCCCCTTGTCTTTAAAGTATTTTTCTGCCTCAACAAGATTTTTATATTCTGCTTGTAATGATTTGTTTTGTGTGACAAATAAATCGTAGGCTGCTTTTAATTCTTCGTCTTCACTTATTTGTTTTGAAGTAAGATTTGCAAATCGAGATTGATACTCGCCTTGTATCAACCTTGCTCTTTCAGACCACGAGTCAACGTCTGCACGGTACTGTTCTGTTAAGTCGTTGAATTTTTCTACAGTTTTTTCAATCTCTTTTTCGTTACGAACGATGTCGTGGTTCTTTACACGAACTGCAAGTTGATTGTTTAGTTTTTCGCTTTCTTCTTTATTGTCATTTAGAAACGCTTTTAAAGATTCAGCTTCAGACTTAGCACCGATACCAAACCAAGGGTCAAGGTTTACGTCAAGAGTTTTCCCATTAGCGGCAGTAACTTTCATTGCATCTCCCGCACCTGACTCCTCAAACGTAAAACCATATTGGTTAAAGTTGTAGTTCATTTGAGGAACTGTATACTCTTCTTGGTCTTCTATAAGTTCTTCCGTGATAGCTTCTGTACTTTCTTTAAATACATCTCTATCTGAACGGTCATCGGCAAGTAGAGTGCCGCTAAGAGGGTCTTCTCTTACTAATGAATCCGAAGAACCACTTTCGTTTGCCTGTGCTTCCATAGAGGCCATAGTACCCTCTTGAGTAGGAAACTCCAATTGACCATCTTCTTTTTTTTTTATTTCAGGTTGAGGTGCTGCATACTTCTGCAAGAACTCATCTTTGCTTTTTGTATAAAAGCCATCTCTTGACACCACATCAAAAATCTTGTCACGGTATGCGTTGTCATTATTGTACTTCTGTTCAAACTCTTCGTAAGATTTTGTATAGTATCCTTCTCTTTGAAGAAGTTCATATAGCTTTTGAAGTTCGTCCATATTGTATTTCTATTAATCTAATTCACCGGTTCTTTGACGAGTCTTGTATGCAGTCTCTGCGCTTTCTTTAGGGATATGACCCTTCATCCAACCTACCAATCCATTCATAACACTCTGTGCATCTCCTGCGCTATTATTTGTATTGAAATAAGTAACCGCTCCATCTTTTGCAGTAACTTTTATATCATTACCCCAATTATCTTTATTTTCAAATGTAAATCCATAGTCACCATATAAACTTTGGAATTTAGGGACTGATGCGGCATCATCAGCATTTGTTACTAATGCCAAGTTCTGACCTGCTACATTGCTAATATCCATAACCGCAGCCTGCACATAGTCAATCTCAGGTTTTTGTCCCGCTCTGTGTGCTTCAACACCACCGAAGGCGTTAACATATTGTGCCCCTTTAGGGAATCCACCCCCGGCTCTTACCGCTTCAGTTGCATCACTAATTCCGTGAATCTCAGAACCAATACCCGCCCATTCACTTGGGGTTGGATTATCAGAAATAGGAATGCTTCTGTTTTTTCTTGAATCTAAATAGGTAACCTCTAACGATTTACCATCAGGACCAAAGACAATATCAGTAACTCCTGCATCTTTCACCATATCATCACCCAATATAGACTGTAGTAAGTCATTCTTGTCTGATGCAGTTGGCGCATAATAAATTTGATTCCAAACCGTAGCAAGTTTTTTCTTGTCTTCTTTATCCATACCTCTCTGTACCTGCGCAGCAGTAGGAGGGGTTGGTCTCGTCCAATCATTGACAGTCTTAACATCAGTAGTTACGTTGTGTTTGTTACGTATTGCATTACGCATATACTGACGGAAGACCTCTTCTTGTTCTTCTCCGTTAGGGTTTACACTCTTATCAAAAATAGGTTGGTTAGTTTGAGGGTCGAGTAAAATCTTTTCAGGATTAGCCTTGGCATCGTCTACAGAATATGTAAACGTAAACTCTTTACCGTTTGATGCCACCCCTGCATTCTCTGTAAGAACAGATGATACAGTAAGTGGGTTTGCTGCCTGTCCTGTAATCCAATCATCCTCTGCCTGTAAGTAGAGGTTCATTGCTTCAAGGTCAGACTCAGGTATTCCTAATGCTTTTGCTCTTTCTAAGTCTACAACCCTCTTGCCGCTACCGTCAACCTTCATAAGTTTTTCCATAGGGTTGAGGATATTTGTAATAGTTCCCGCATCTGTACGTGAGCCGACATCTCTAATAATCTGAGACCACTTCCCATTACCTTCTACCCACTCTGCAGTTTTAGATTCTATGTTGTATTCGTTAAACTCACCCATAAGCTGACCACGTAAAGCGCTAACGCTACGTCTATCATTAGGGTCTGTACTTAACTCCATCAATCCCGTCTTAGGGTTTCTCACCTTTATACCAACAACCACCTTACCTGTTCTTGGGTCGGGCATTAGTTGGCTTTTGTTGAAGTTTGCAAAACCTTCTGCGTTCTCCATAAGCCATACCTCTAACTGCTGAGACGACATATCAGGGTTGTCGCTCTTCATACGTTCCATCTTTTTTGCGTATACATCTTGATACTCTTGCATCAATGTAAACGCTTGGTCCGTACCGTCCTGAAGATTTTGTCTTGCAGTTAAAAACTGAGTCGTATTGATATCACCTTTTTTTAAAAGGTCTTGCTGAAGTCTAACTGCTTCTGTAAGTTGTCCACTATAATTTAATCCCCACTCTCTAATAGATGTAGACTCACCCTGAGGTATATTCTCTGCTTGTTTTAAAAACTCACGAGTTTGTTCATTAATCTCAGCAACCTTTGCATCACGCTTTGCAGCCTCTGCATTTAAAACATTGCTAAGATTCTGACCTACCTCAGCCCAATTTAATTGAGCCTGCGGGTCTGTGGGTTGATATGCGTATCCTGTTGCCATTATTTATATTTTAATCACCAATACGAAATCCAAGTCCTCCAAAAGAATAAGGTTGTTGCCCATAGTAGAATGGATTCTGCTGCATAGCCGCAGGTTTAAAACCAAACCCTTGGTTTGGTGGCATCCCTGTATTAAGACCACGTAGACCATATTGTAATGGTTGCATCTGTAGGTTTGGTATTTGCATACCAAATTGAGAGTTACCCAATTGTGGTTGACTAAGAGTTGGTGTGCTTCCGTATAAATTTGGATATTGTTGTTGTAGAGCCTGCGTTCTTGAATTGGACATAGGTTGTGTGCTAACAGAATCAATATCTGCCAACTGTTTGTTGTGTGTTCCGCCCTTACCAAACATAGGAACCATTGCTAAACCCTGTTGTACAAAACTTACCGCACCTTGAACCCCTTCAGCTTTTGCTTTCTCTGCCCTTGCTTTTGCTTCAGCAGCCTCTCTTTGTTTACCTGCCACTTCACCCAAGTCCAACTGTACATTTACATCACGATTACGAGACTCTTCCTCGATAATCATACCTTGAATATCAGACAACTCATCGCCCATTGCAGAACGAATAGCACCCTGACCTTGTTGCTGAAGAGCCAATACCTTACCTGCCGTAGTTTGCGAACCTCTTTCGCTTTCTTGACCTGCCTCAATAAGTTGTGCAGTACCCGTAAGTTCTGCTTCTCTTTGTAGTTCGTAAGGTTCTTTTTGAACCGCCATAGACTTAGCATAGTTAACTTCTAACCGTGCTCTTGCTTCTGCCATTTTTTGGTCGGCTTCTCTTGTCGCTCTTTCAGCAGCTTTTCTTTGACTTGATGCTTGACTGAAAGACATTGCGGTGGTCGTAGCCGTTGCTGCTAATCCAACGCCTGCCGCTATAGTTGTAAATGCTGCCATATTATAATACTTTTATCATCTCACTTGTGTACGAGTCTCCTTTGATATATCCAAGCTGCTCGTATGTTCCTATTAGCCCCTTGTGTTTTATCAAAGCATATGAATATTTATATCCACTACTCTTACATATATTTGTTAGCGTTTCAATCAACAATCCAATCGCTTTTTGTCTTTGTGGTTTCTTTCTGTATGTCTTACTCGAAACAATCCAATCAACCCAAGCTACTGAAGAGTTGGTAACGTAGATGAATCCTGCGCATATTGGCTCTTCTCCATCTAACACCATCACTCCACCTGTTCCGTTGTCAGGTAAGAAATCTTTTTGTGGTGCTTCCCAATCCCAATCATCCCACCATTTTGTGAGTACATTATCGTAGTCAGATTCCACAAGTGTTCTTACGTCTAACGCCATACGCAAAGATACTAAAATAAATTGTGTCTTTAAAGACACTAATTATGGGTATGATTTCATAACCTCAGACTCAACCGCAAAGAGATTGATACCACTTGTATTGGTGTTGGTTATGTCAAATACGCAGTAGTGTCCTAATACACCGTGTGATTCAGCGATTGCATTTTTAATAAATAAAAAGAACGCATCCTGAATTGGTATTGGTACTGCACCCGGAATAGTTAAATCTATCTCTAAGTTGTTTATCCCCGATAAAGGGTCGTAGTTTATAGCGGTTACCTGACCCGCAAGTTGTGGTGTTGTGTATGGAGGTAGTGCGAAGTACAACATATCCCCTACAGAGATGATATTATTTATCTTGTACTGCAGGTCAAAGAATACTGTGTTGCCTACAACACTATCGCTTCTTCCGATACCATTTAGAGAACGCAAAGCATACTCATCTTGACCTGCGGGTACTGTACCTGAGTTTCTTACAAACGCATAGTATACCTGCTCCTTTTTCTCAAACCAACCTGCTTGAATAAAACCTGAGTCTTGAATATCTGTAGCTAACGTAGCCCCCCAAGTATCATCACCCTCTAAGTTTATGGTTTTAAATAGCTTGTTTTCAAGCGGCATATCATTAAATACAGAACGTATCGTAGAACCATACTGAATACCATAGAAGTTATTTCTCGTATTGTTTACGTTGTGACGATACAAATCACCGCCCTTAAACGTATAGAAATAGTTGTTCATACCTATCATCCAATCAGGCAAGTATGAATAGAACGAAGGCCATCCTTGAACGCCTTGGTCATATGTTAGTGTATATTGTTGAAAGTTCTGTGCTGCCATATTCTTTTATTATGTTGGGTCACAAGTTCCTATTGTAATAATAATACCATTGTTATCTACTTCAATAGGGTATTGTACTCCGTTTACATCTTCTACTTTATACCACCCACCTAATAAGGTTGACTGTCCGTTTTGGTCGCTAAAGACCCAATCATAAAGAGCGGGTACTCCTGCAGTTCCATTTACAGGTGCGTGATAATATGTTTGATTAATAGTGTCTACACACGCCTCTGAAAAATTCGGTCTTGCAACAGTTGTACTGCTATAGCTTGGTAGTGCTGCAGGACACGAAACGTTAATATTAAAAGCGGTTGAGGTACAAGGTCCTACAAACTCAAAGTTCACCACACTTGGGGTGGGGTTTGGTTTAGGTATAACCATAATGCAATTACCCGGAGCACTTGAACTAAGAGATACATCACCTGCAGTTACACTAATTGATTGAGTGTTTCCCGTTGATTGAAAAGAACCGCCTACATAATTGAATTCGTTAAGGGTGTATGTTGAACCCGATATACCACAATCCCTTGATTGGTCTCCAATGTATGTGAAGTTATTTGCACTTGTTGAGCCGTGATATCCATCAACAGGTGAACTTACTTTGTTGTATATGGTACTATTAAAAGTTGCTCTAATACCATCAGGTATTGACTGTGGGTTAAACCTCACTACAATAGCCCCTATATCTGTTGCAGTTCCACCCGTATCTAAATCAAGCAAGTATATACCTTGTGCGCCTGAATCTGAAATAGTTTCCCCACAAGGCTCTGCACACGTAGGACACGTTTGAGCGGGAAGAAGGCTACAATTAACCTGCTCCCTTACTATCACACCGTCTGAATAAAATCCGTCTACTGCACACACCGTCATTGCTTCGTTGCCATACACCGCAGTTGAGTTTGATAATGTTGTTCCGTCTATATAGTATGTCGCCATAATTTAATCTAATTTAAAATTAACAATCTCCATCTTCAACCAAGGTATTACTTCCGGGGTCTACCGTTCCTTCCTGAGCACAGAATGTCTCTGAATCAAATCCACTTGCACCACCAATAAACTCTTGTTGTGCTACCCCATTGCAGTCTATGTAGGAATATCCACTCCCCGTTCCTAAACGTGTTGAAACTGTATATCTTTTACAAAGAGGCGTTGGGTCAGGGTCAGGGTCAGGGTCTACGCCTCCGCTTCCACCTTCTACGCATCCACAACAAGCTTCAGTAATCCCTGCTCCTTGACATAATTCAATAGGCGTGCTATTTCTGTAATCCCAAATCATATACAACTTATCACCCTGTACACTCGGCATATTGAACTGCGCTTGGTAGAACGTATTACCCTGCGTTGGCCCTTGTATCGGGTTAGCAGTATTACTTGCGTTTATTAAGTCAATGATGTCAGATGGTGTGTTTTGATACAATGTGTTTGTTCTTAAGTATCTAAACTTATCTGCTTTGATATCAAAGTTAAAGTCATCTGTACCTATTTTATTGCTTCTAATTAGGATAGAGGCACTATTAGCGGGGATTATTCCACCTCCCTGTGGTCCTGTTATTGTCCTGTATTGTGAAACTATAGGACTTGCACCTGAACCAAATTCAATCTGTTCGCTATGTAACGGAGATGCAAAACCATTATCTGTCCATCTGTATTCATTATGTATAAACAAACCGGCTTCGTTGTCACTTGTCAAACAAACCAATATGATATCAATCTCCTGACGTAATGGACAGTTGACAGTAAGCGTTAGAACGCAATTATCTGTGGATGTTATATTTATGCTTGCCTCTTCCTCTAATATCTTAAATTTATCAAAGGTTATTTTACCACCCGTACTTACATCTCCCGATGTGTACGTTGAGCCATCATACTCTGCCGATACGTTAAACGTGCCCGACACAGACACAACCTCATATACAATCTCTACATCCCCAACTAAGTCACCTAAGTTGTAGCATAACTCATATGGGTTTGTATTGGTGATGTTAATCGTAGTAGTAATACCACAATCTGCACAAGGGATGTCCTGAGGCAGTTGTTGGTTGTTGGATGACAAAACAAACTCATTCATATAAGGGTCAAACCCTCCCAACTTCTGAGTCTCAAAAGATGTGTTAAACAAGTCTCTAAACCACGTTCTCATACCCAACGTTGACACCACCTGTAGTGAATCATTGTTTGGTCCTGAACCTGTTAACTGTATAACCACACCTCTTTTTGCATCGGTAAAGTATTTATCTGCACCCCATTGAGCGAAACTCTCAGGGTTGTGTGAGATACCATACTCTTCTATCCTTGCTATCTGAGTTCCTAAAACTTCAGGTGTTGACACAATAGCGTTACCCGCCCCCGCATCAGACAGTAGGTTTTTACCCGCTAACACATAGGATATCTTATCCTCTTGCAAAACCAATATGTCTGTCTCCCTTCCGAATAATTTCATCACAGGGCCGAAAGAAAACTCTAAAGCTTTAAAGTTTGACAATCCTAAGTTGAATTCATTCAATCTATTTATATTGGTCTCGGCATTGTATACACCGCTATAGGTAAGGTCCGCAAATCGCAACTCCTCACCATATAGTTTTGAGTCTGTTGTTGTAGCACGGTTGCCCAATACAAGTTCTTTACCCACAAGAGAGTCATTAATCTTATAACTCTCAACACCATTCCCAAATGAAAAGCAATTAAAGAATGCAGTTTTAACCAACCCCGGTGCTCCTGTACCAAAGTTTTGGTTTTGAATATTTCCGAGGTGTTCCCCGTTTGGTCCTATACCAAATGATACAGAACTTTCGTACCATAAATCCGGCTCAGCATCTTGAGGGTCTGACTCAAACACAACCGTGTCTGCAGTTCTAATAACATCAATCTCTACTTTTAATGTGGTTTTTTTCTTACTCCCACTATAACCCTCACTACTTTTAACGGCAAAAACATATCTATTTCCTGCCTGTCTGAACGTAGAAGATATATGACCTACACCACAACTTTGAAACGTGCCATCAATAGGATTAAATCCCGGCCCTGTTACACCCGTTCCGCTATTAGTAGCTTGAGCCTCTAATGCAGATGCAATATTATCCCCAATAAACCAATCCTTGAAGTTTGGATACTCTTGTGATGCAGTAAACTTAGTATCAACAGACCAATGTTTCGGTCCTACATTCCCAAACAATGAACTTAAATTACCCCGTCTGTTGTTGTCAATTCTTATTCTTATTCTACTACCTGCAGGAATGGTATAGTCAATAAAATTACCCGGTGTGTTTGGGTCTTCTGTATCTACAGGATAGTTTACATATCTACACCCGCTACCGCTTGAAGACTTTTCTCCATATGCAACCACAGGAAGTTCACCAACCTCTGTGCTAAAGTTGTTCGCACGAAGCTTCATATAAGTACCCGAAGGTACAGGTATAACAGTCCCATTTGAATCAACAGGCTCTATGAAGTCAGCCATCTGAGCATCCTTCTCTAATACCGTTGTCCAAGTACAATTGTTTCTCGGACCTTGAGTATCTGTCTTTACAATCAATTCATCTCCAACCTCAACCTTTTGAGAGTTCTGCCCCTCAAGCAAAAAGTAATCAGCACCTGATGCAGGGTCTCTAAAGAATAGGTTTGAATATATAACATCGTAATCCTTCTTGTCAGGTTTGATACAGAACTTGTATCTCTTTGCCCAACTTGGAGCAACCTGAGCAACGGGAATATTTACGTCTATAGTGTTTTTAAATTCAGATGAACTACAAGGTACGTGCACCGTGTTGTTTGGACTAACCAATGCAGTTGTCATACGATTGTATTCATCCATATAAAGAATACCAATCTCGTACCCCCTGTTGCTATGTAGGCTTGATGGGTCTCCAACCTCTGCAAACTCTACGTCAGCAGTTGATATTGAGTAGTATTCATAAACCTCTTGTGTAATGTTCCCGCCTGTAGGGTCATCCACAAACTCCATAGTTGGTAATTGAAACCCAATCACATCAGAACCGGGGCTTGTAATTATAGCTATAGGTTGGTCAGGACCTGATATACCACTTCTATATTTAAACAAACCGTTTAACTCGTTTGGTACGATACAGTTAAATAAATCTGTAAACGTCTGACCGTTACAAGCATCTGCTATAGTCTGTATGTTTGCTGCAGTACCTATCTTCTCCTGAAAATCAGTTGACGTAGCAAGGTCATACACACTATTAAAATTTTGTGGCAATATATATGTGAAGTCAACAGTTTGTTCTTCTGTTGTTTCATTAGGGAATGGTGGAGTACCTGACCATTGACTATGCGAGAACCTAAATAAAATATTTATTACCGCACCTGCCACCAAGTTTACATCCGTAAGGTCAATCTCTAAAACCGATTGTGCTATTGTCTGAGCGCCATCCCAAGAGTAGTCACCCGATGTAGTCTCCTCTTCTATTTGACTTAAGCCAATATCCTCAGATGCTAACGTGGTAATGTATTCGAGCTTTGTAGGGTTGCCATTTGCATCTTTCAAATCATACCCCTCAACATAGTTACCGTACACAAGCCTGTTACCCATTAGGGTTTGCGCTTGAGCAAGTCTCGGTACGTTATCAAACAACCTAAGAATCTCTCCTGATGGAGCGATAGTAAATATCTTACTATTGTTAAACGTGTATGTATAGTCAGTATCATCAGCAAGTCCTAAATCCTCCTTATCAAGCTTCTCAATAATCTTGATAATAGAATTGTTCATATCCTTGAACAATAAGTCTACAGACTTTACAAGAGGACCTCCTGAGTTGTAGGTTATCTTACATTGATTTGTAATGTTCAACATACCTTCATTAAAGGCGGTAGCTGAACTATATCTAAATGGTCCGGGCAAAAAGCTTGGCTCTGAAAACTGAGACGTTGCAGAATATTCTCCATCTTCGTATCTATACCTGTATGCAAAACATATAAACCTATCTTCCAAGAAGTTGTCTTGGCTTGATGTAGCCTCAGGTACAATAGTTGGTGAGGTTGTAGGTGGTTTCTTAATTACAAGAACAGATTCTTCACTAAAGCCATCTACCCCCGCTACAGGGTTTGCGTAATTTCTTGTTACGTTTATCTGCTTAGGTTGGTTGAGGTTGTCTGTAAAATACAGTAGGTTCTCAATCTTATTTACACCTGTTATAAGGTATTGCTTATCAAAGTTTAGGGTGGTATTTACACCGCCACCATCATTAACTGATATTAAGTGGTAAGTTGTGGTGTTTGTATTATCATTGTAAGAAACAACTAAGTCCAACTTACCCGTAGGTGAAGGTGTAAAATTTGGGTCGTGTACAAACCAATAAACGGTCTCTATTGCTCCATCCTCAAAAGCACCTATACAACGGGCCGCACCACTTAGTGGTGTCCCATCATAAGCTAACTGAGTTAATGGTAAATTACCTCTTGTGTTTTCTATTACACCTATCTCAGAGCCTTCTGTAGACCCCATACGAACGTTTAATGCATCAATGTACTCCCCGTTAGGAACGAGTCTCTCATCGACCATCTTGTTCATTTTCCCCGAAATGAAGTTTCTTGTCAGATTTGCCATATTATTTTAGCCACTTATCTTGTCCTCTTAGGTTCATTAATAACCTACCGGGATGAATATTACTTATTCTAATCTTGGCGTTCCTTAAGAGTGCGCCCTTTCTTTTTCTTGTTCTTGCAATGACATACTCTTGTACACCCAACTTAGAACTTAGAATAGCATATTCGATAGCAGCATAAATATAATCTTCGAAAAGTTTATTTACTGAAACTTTTGAATCATCTCCATTTTCCATACCATCAGAAACGTATTCAAGTATAACTAAGTTACTACCCACGCTTGAACTGAAGTTTATAACTCCTGCTTTTTTATCAATTGTGAATGTAGGATTGGCATTAGCAGTTTCAGTATTTAAACCAAACCTTGCACCAACTTCAAAATCAAAATACCAAGACCCATCAACGTTATATCCGGGCATCCCGTTAAACTGTGCGTTGTTTTGGTCTAAGTAAATACTCTGTTTTGTTCCTGTGATTCTATCATAATCAATATGAGAAAACTGAGGTCTTAATATATTACCGTCTATATCGAATAGTATTCTACCTGTGTTATCCTGCAGATATGCATTTGATGTTTGTGTCTGTACGTTCTCACTAAGAGGATACAATACACCATCTTTATACATAGATATTCTTACCCAATTGACATAGTCAGATGGTAATACATACCTGAGATTTTCTGTAACGTTTAACTCTAAAACCTTTATTTCCTTAAAGGCATCATAGTTTAGTTCTTGTATAGCACGTTTTGCGTGAAACAAAACCTTAAATCTTTCTTCGTTGTTTATCAGATTATGATTACCGGCATACATCAACATAAAGTTGTTGACGATATCGTATAAGCTAACGTATTGGTATGAACCCCAATTAGCATCTTCAGGCGTTAGCCCGTTGTTCTCGTAATACTGATATTGTGATATATATGCCATTATGATTGTTCTTGGTTATTTTGTGTTTCTTCTCCCTGAGCAAACTGATAAACCTGAGCCTCTCTAATTGACACACCTGCATATTGTAATATCTTCATAACTAAGTCAGCCTCAGAGTCTAACGCTAATTCAAAGTCTTGAAAGTCAGATTGAGATGGGTCATACACAGGCTCACCGTTAGCTAATGACACATACGTCCAATTAGGGTCTTGTGGGTATCTTATGTACTGACACATTACCCTACCTATAGATTCAACAGATTCAGGAAATACATTCATTATACTTGCCTCTGTAGTGTAAGCGGGGTATGTGGTATTAGGAGATGTTAAGTGAGAGTTGTTTAACATAGTAATTTTACTATGTGTTACTTTCTCCACTTCATTCATTCTTGTTCCTTTTTTATATATAGCATATGGTAATCCTATAGCATTGATTACTGATGCAGATACAGTTAGTTCGTTAGCATTGTCTACCGACAAAACATTTACGTACTGAACACCTGAGTTCTCAACCGCTACAATATCTCCTACCTGAACGTCTGCAGTAAAGTCTGCTGCAGAATCAATTAATTTGTTTTGACCACCAACGGTAGCCGTGGTTGTACCTTCATCCAATACACTATTGTAAATCAATACCTTATTCAATAAGTAGTAATCACTACCTGTTGTTGTTGGTGATGGTGTGAAGTATACATTGTCACTCTGATTATATAAACCTGCAGTTACAGAGAAGATATTCAACTCCTCTTCTATTCCCTTCGTTATATCCGCAAGCCCTGTACCTGAGGTACGAGCGTTCTCTTTATTAATCTGATAGTTGTACTGATAAAAATAACTTTCAAACAAATCCAACTGAGCCTGCTTAGCGAATAAGTTAAAGTCTGATGGTGATAGATATCCGTAGTTATTTTTATTGAGCACAGACAGAACCGTATTTCTTACTGTGTTTATCATCGTAAACTTTTTTACAAAGATAAGTAAAAAAAAAGAGGGTCTGAAAACAGACCCCCCTTCTATAACCTATAATAAAAGTTGGTTAATCCAACATTTTTTCGAGTAGTTTAAGACTCTCAATACCATCATCACTTGATAAGAATGATGACACTAAGTAGTAAGGGTCTTCACCATAAGGCACTACAAGCATTCTATTTTTATTAGAACTTGTATTATACCAAACTTCTTTTTTATTTTTTCTGAATGTCAGGATATTATTATCAAAGAAACTATGAACCTTAGACTGCAACTTTAACATTGGGTCGTTAAGTACATTTAAGAAATCAGAAGGTTCTCTCTTGGCATAAACCAAGATATCTCTCTTCAATTCTGCAGTTGACATTTTAGATACGTCACCTCCAAACAAAACTCTTGAAACACTTTCAATCATATCTAAGTCAAGGCTTCGTGCCTCAATAAGCGCATCAACCTCTAAGTTGAGGCTCTCTACAACTTGTACTGCATCCTTCTCCTCATCAACCTCTACGAATCTTTTACCATTCAAAGGGTGATAGCTTAAGAACGCCTGAAGCACAGGGTTGGTTCTTGGAACTTGCAACATACCATCTATAAAGATTACAGGGTCTAATATAGCATTACCGTCCTGTTCGTCTTCAAATGGACTCTTTTGGTTTCTTGCGTATCTAAGTGCTCTGTTAGTATTTGATGCCTCATCAAAGTACATCAATGGGAATCTACGTGAGTTACGTGTAGGCAGCGTGTAAGATAAAGGGGCTGCATCCCTTGTTAATTTGTAGACACGGTCTACTGACTTTACTGTTTTTTTCATAATTAGATATTATTAAAATTAAAAAAAGGGAGAGTGTCTTTGAAGACACTCCCCCAATATTAAACCTCTTATTCTGAGAACAAGAAGAAGTTGTTTGCACCAAGGGTACATACCGCTCTTTCAGAAAGGAAGTGTACTTCCATTGCATCAAGGTCGCTATTCATTGCACCACCTGCTGAACCTGTAATCCAAGTTTTGTAACGTCTGTCTTCAGTTTCAGAAGCACGGTAACGAACGTGTAAGAATGGTCTCTTAGCGTTCTTACCAAGGATTTGGTCATAAACAGAAGTAGAACCTGCAGGAACTAACAATCCGCTTACTTTACCTGAACCGGCTGCACCTGACATACCACCACGCATTGTAGGGTCGTTCAAGTATTTCCAATCAGACTTGTAGAAGTCATATCCTCTACGGAAACCTGTGAAACCTAAGTTCAACGCCATATCCTTGTCGTTGTCAAACAAACCGAAAGATGCGAAGTTAGCAGCACCTGTTGAACTGTAACCGTTCAATCCTGCCAACATATCATCAATTGCGAAAGAGAAATCTCTATCAATGAATAATACGTTTTCTTCGATAGCACCTTGCTTATCCAAACGAGAAACGATGGTATCGAACTCAGTCAATGAGTCAGGGTATCCACCGCCCCAAACGTTACCACGGTTTTCTACTACGTAGAATACACCTTCAGAACCTTTGTCACCAACTTGGTCGTTAACTGCTTGTGTTGCAGCACCTGAACCTGCTTCAGCAGGAACTGCTTCAATCATTGCAGTCTCCAAGTAATCGTCAAAACGAAGTCTTGTTTCGTGCTCTGATTTCAAATACCATAGGTATCCGCTTGCACCGTTTTCAGTTGTTACCTCAACCCATCCGATTTGAGCCATATCAGAACCTGATACTGCATACTTATCTTTGATGATGATTGGTGAGTTCTCGAAGATTTCATCGTCAGCTTCCAAAGAACCTTCCATACCACGAACTCCTTTTTTGAATTCAGAACCGTAGATGAAGATGCTCACAACTGCTGCAGTAGCAAATGCTTGTCCTGCTGCTTCGTAGTAAGCTACGTCAATAGTACCTGCAGTTGTATCAACATCAACAACGATACCTTTGTTAGAGCCTGTACCTGCGTTGTCAGAAACCATAATGGTTTGACCTTTACGTACTGCAATACCACCTGTGCCCGGAGACAAAGTGTCGTTTACAGTAATAGTAGCCGTTAGGTCACCTGCTGAACCTGCAGAAGCACAGTTTACATATTTAGTGTGTAGTCTTCCTTGCTCAGCCCATTTGATAAGGTCAGAGTTAGAAGGCATTTCCGCACCTACCATTCTTAAGAAAGAAGAGATAGTACGGTTACCATATCTTTCAAACTCTTTCTCATAAGTATCAGGAAGATACTGATTCAAGAAATCAAAGTTTGTGATATAGTTAGTCGATAAAGGGACTTGCTCAGCGCTTGGCTGCAGCGAGAATCCCGGAGTAGGGTTTACTTGTCCTGCCATTTTTTTCTTTTTTTAAATATTTACTTTTTACTTTTTATCCTTAAGCCCCTGCCCGATGTAGGGTTAACGGCTCTAATTTGCATTCCCCCTTTGTTTGTTACTTCCGGTGCGCTACGTGTAGTCATATTGACATTTTTAGTTTTACGTATCACATCTTCTGTCGCAATTGACTTACCTTGCTCGTAAAAGAACTTGGCAAACTTTTCAGGGTTCATTGCGATGGCTAATGATTTATGGTATCCAACTGCATCTTTAAGTAGCCCGTCTTCATTCAAGAACTTTTGAATAAAGTTCGAAGGATTTTCTTGAGCACTCTTCAATTCATTTGCATCGCCCGGAGAGTAGATTACCTTCTTGTCTTCATCAATAGCGAACTCAAAACCTTTGAACTCACCTCCGAACACTTCGTTAGTTTTCTGCATAAACCAATCGGTTTTACGCTTGGCCTCTTCCTCATAAGTGGTAGCCTGTTGTACATACTGCTTGTAGTCCTCTAAAGCTTTTTTGTCTTCGTCAGAAATAGAACCCCCGCTTGACTCAAGAGGAACTCTGTATTTTTCTTTCTCAGACTCAAAGTATTCTTTGGCCTTAGCAATATCTTTTTTCTTTTTTAATCTAATTTTCTTTACTGTGGTATCGTCATCAAGTTCTTCATCATAAGAATAGTCCTCCATTAGAGACTCTATATCTTCTTCATCGAGACCCTTTTCAGTAGCCATTAGATATTCTTTAAGAAGTCTATCAGGGTTTACGGTATCAAGGTCTCTGTTTAATTTAGAGAAGTCCTCGAACCCTCGTCCTGTTTCCTTCTTATATTTTAGATAAGTAGTCACATCTTCAGGTAGTGGTTCAGACTCTTCTCGTGCCTGAAACAAATCCTGTACCGAAGTGATTTCCTTATCGTACTTCTTTTTAATAAATGAAAGAACGTCATCCTCACTTAACTCTAAGGATTGAGTTTCTGTGGTTTGTGCATTTGCTGCACTAACCTTATCATTGTCAACTTCTGAGTTTACTTGTTCTGATGAACTGTCAACTTCTGAGTTTACTTCTTGCTCGTGTTTTTCAAGCAGTTCGTTTTCAACTTCTTGAACCGACTTCTGCTCGATGCCATCAATGGCTCTTACCTTTAATTCCATATGAGTTTAATTTAAGTTACAAATTTAATATAAAAAAATTAGACAATTTATCGAGGTGAGAATTCAGCTAAATCAAAACCATCTAAGCTATCCTCGTTTGATTCGAAGTTCATCGGAGGAAGATTGTTCTTTCTCTGATTTATCAACTTAGACTGTTCTGTATTCTGCTGACTAATCCTTTTCGACTTTGCCATTTCTCTTTCTTTCTCACGCTCTTGTAAAGAGTTAACTTCCATACCACGTAGTTGCATATTGATTTGAAACTCTTTGTCCATAAGTATAGACTTAAGTTCTGCCTCTTGCTGCAGCTTCATAATTTGGTTCTGAATCTCAGACTGCTGAATCTGTATCTTAGCCTGAGTTTCCATTTCTATTTTCTTCATTGCTAACTGTGCAGCAATCTCTTGAGACTTCAATTGTTGTTGAGACTGCATAGCTTGCTTCTGCATTTGCATTTGTTCTTCTCTATCTTGTTTAGCCTTACGCTTAACTTTCAAGAGTTGGTTAGCAAGCTTAATATTTTTAATCTCTCTAATATCAATAGCATCCTCAAGATTAATATCTCCTTTAGATAGTGCCATCTGAATGTTCTGCTCAAGTTGTGCTTTCTCTTCTTCGTCAGGTGCTACCTCAATAAAGATTCCGAAATCATAAATATAAAGGTCCTTAATATCATTAAGGATACTTACATTGTATTTACCAATCTTGTTTGCAAAATCATCTGCGAAATCAGCATACTCTAAT